ACTCAATTTCACCAATATTAGGAACGAGTAATGCCATTGAAAAACTACCTCTAGGGGTCTAGTTGAACTAAGAACTATTGTTATTTATAATTTTAATTTTAGAGAGATTAGTAACCTTCTAATATTATTCACACTGATTACATCAAATCGGAGAATATCTCCAGCTGTAATCGTTGTTGTCCAATTATTTAGGACATCATCAAAGTATTTATTAGAATTCGTTAGTTGAACTCTCTGCCCAGCAGTTATGCTGTTAAATGCAGGGTAATCTGCAAATGAAGCCTTACCAATATCAAGAACTATATCACCTGTTTGATCTGCTAAAACTCTAATATTTTCAATGACTCCAGTAACATCAATAGTCAATTTACCTTTGTCGCCAAGTTGCATTGGAAGACTACCACTATCTATAACGTAATTTACTGTTCTTGTTAAATCTGCAGCCGCAGCAAGAGCAATAATCACTATGTCATCACTTATTGCTGGGGGAGTTGTAAAAACAACTTGATCACCAGAAATATTATAATCATTCGATGGATCTAAGAATAGACCATTTTTAGTGACAATAAGTTGTTGATTATTATTAGGAGTATAGGGAGCTCCCTGATCAGTTAATGAAAATGTAGTCTCAGTACCATCTTGTGCTGGACTTTTTCCAATTATGATATTACCATACTGGATCGACTTTGAGGGAATCTCATAGTCTACACCGACATTATACTTGCCAGGTTCGTTTAACGTTACTAGATAATCTGCCATTACGTTACGCCTGGAATTACTAATACATTTCCCTGTATAGGCCTAGTTTTATACGCATTAGGCGAAGTCAAAACTAGATCATACACATACCTTCCACCTTCTATGGTAGCTGTTGTTGTGCTAGCCAGTGCAACTTTTATCTGTCCATTCACTCTGTTGGGGAAAGATACGATAAAAGAATTGTATTTCGTGGCAGCAGGGTGTTTCCTTATCTTAGCTTCTCCAGTGTAGCCAGTTAAATTTAAAGAACTTGCATCTTCATTTCTGACAGTGAAAGTTGCTTCAAAGTCTACACCCTGATCTAAAACTAAATTAATGTTTCTTGCTGTCATCTGTCAAGAGGAGGGTTTTAGTTATTTATCTAATTTACTTAAAATTAGTTTCATCATATCTTTTAGTTCACCTACATCATCTTTCAGTTTATCCATTTCTTCTTGTTCACTCATCTTCTGTTGTTTCAACTTCAGATAATTATTGTACTCAGAATCAGAACAATTCAATATTGCTCCTGATTCCTCATCTCTGTAAAGAGATCCACTATCTTTTACTTTAACCTTTTTCATTAGATAGATGCAATAGCCCTTAGATCACGAATCTTAGGAACGTAAGCAAAGTTAGTTCCTGACATGATAATTTTTATTTGGAATCCATTGAACTGTGGAAGATTAGAAGCGTTAAACTCATATTCTTTAAAATCACTTTCAGTTGAAGATGATAGGACTCTTCTGTCTGGTCTACCGTTATTCTTTGCTGGATCTATAACTCTACCCTCAGAATCTAGATTATCAAAGCCAGGGAATAGTTCAAACAATTGATACTGTGGTGGAGCATCGATTCTGAATATTCTGTACATAACTCTAATATCATTAGTAGAGTGTCTGTAGGCATCAAACATGACTTTCAAACCATCAGCAGCTTTCTCAAGACTAACAACTTTAGATAAGTAAACTGCAGCACTAGGATCTTGGTCAATAGAATTAACTCTTCTATCTGTTGCATAATCTGATATCTTAGAGTTGATTCTGTCCATGACAGTAATCATATTGACTCTATCCAAGTCAATCATAGGACTTACTTTAGAATCTTCAGTCTTTAAGAACGTTTGAAGAGTAAATGATTTTCTACCTTCAAAGTCAACTAACTTATCTAACTCATTTTGTTTAGAAGCAATGATTCTTGGAGTACTTAGATAGTTGTTACTATTAAGAGAAACTTCCTCATATCCTTGATCTACAAATGCAGTTAGATTGCCATCTGGACTATTGCCACTGAATGTTCTAATTCTTGCATTTATATTTGTTCCTTCTGGAAGTAAGGTAGCAACGTTAGGTCTAACAATATTGAATGGAATATTCTGTGTTGCCATTGGCCCATATGGTACACCAACTTGAACATATTGTTGATCGTAACTTCCACCAGATTTAGTTTCATTGAAGAATATTTCTGGGAATCCACTTGCATTTCCAGTTCCTCTATCTACTCCACGACTTGATACACCAACCTTAACCCAGTAATGGTCAACATCTATTGGGTATTGTGATAGATTACTATCTAAGAATTTGTGTGAAGTATTGATTCTTCTAAGAGACATGCCATTCAATTCATATTTGAATACTTTGTCGTTAATATTGTAATCACCAGCCTTCGTATCATCCATAGATCTGGTAATGTTGTTCAAGGTTGAAGTTGTAGTTGTTACGCCAGTGTATTTGATAATTTCATTTCCAATCTTAACATAGCCAGGATTGGAGTTATTAACTTCAACATTTTCAAAAGAAGTAAAGATTCCAATAGATGTTACTGTAATATCTTCTGTACTGGATGAATCTATTGTAGATGTGATCTTCTCTGGTTTGATATCGGACTCAACTCCAGAAAGTGTAACCAAATCTGACTGAGAGTACATACCATGATTAGAATGTCTTACACGGAAATGTAATCCATCAGCGATGTTATTGATAAAGTTAATAGCACCACCATTAACAACACTTGTTCCGCCTCCACCGACATATACAATGGAAGATGAGGAATCAACTTTAGGAACGCCTTGAATATTATCAATAACTAAAGTATTGAAGGCACTGATGACACCAACATTATTTGGAATTGATAGTAGTAAATCCTTACCAAATCCACCTGTGTTAGATGCGTCAACAGTCAATACATCACCAGCTGCATATCCAGTTCCACCTATCGCTACAGTTGCAGCGGTAGCCACTCTGTTTGAAACAGTCAAATTGACTGTTGCACCTGATCCTCTACCAAATTGTGATACGAGTGGTACACCAGAATAAACAACAGATGTAGCAGCAAAACCACTACCAGCACTTGTAATTGTTAGATCACTACCAACACCAATAGCACCTAGAACCTTAGTTAGATTTGCACTAAAGTTTGGATTTGCTTGTTGATATATTGTAGTTCCTTCTGTCAATCCAGCTTGTTCTGCTGATGTCAAACTCTTTCCTAATCCAATAACAGCACTCTTTGCAAGCATGTCTATTGGGTTAGGTGCAAGAGAAACAATCTGTCTATTTCCAATATCAAGATCTGGATTATAGAAGTTGACTCTACCTTCTGACTGTGTGAAGTTAGCTCTGTACATATTGAACTTCAAGTCTTCCAACTGGCTAGGATCCCATGTAGCACCGTTCTGTGATTTGAATAGTGAACCAAGTAAAGGTTGTTGAGATACAATTATCTTCTCAGAATCTGCCGCATTTACTGTAGTAATATCTTCCTCACCCATCCTAGAGATGTAAACAAAGTATTCGTTAGATGCAGATAAAAGAACTAAAGCAAACTCTCCTCCACCCTCACAATAAACAGGTGCAGGGAAAGTAAATGTTGTTGCTGCAGATCCATCTTCTGATACAACGACTTCATCTGGGTCAAGAATACATTCACCGAATGGCAAAATTTCTTGAGTTGGTAAACCAATCTTTAATGTTCTTATTTGTAAAGTAACTGGTAATTGATTTGTATCTTTTGCTTGGAAGTAAACATCACACTTGGTAATGAATACACCATTGATATCAGGAACTTCAAATGATTGTGCAAGAGGGTCAACCCATCTTGTTTGAGTCGTAGATCTATTTGTAAATGTTTGATCTACTGTTAATCTCGTATCGGTATCTGAAAGAGTTCTATCAGCAGACTGAGGTATTCTTTGTACATCAGCATTTCTCATTCTTAATGTAGATGCCTCTACAGTCTGTAATGTACCAGAAGCTGTAAAGTTTGCCTCACCTGAACTATCAGTGAATCCTGAAATAGTTGCGTTGGTAGAACTAGATGATAATGTAAATGTCTTAGTACCTGTGTTAAATGTAGGTGCAGATGGAACAGTAGGATCAGGTAAGAATAGTGATCCAATGAGTGTTCCTGATTTATCTGTAATTAATCTAATTGCAGTTACAGTTGCGATAGCACCACTAGACTGACCAATCAACTTCATACCAGTGGTAATATATCCATAGAAACCAGAAGCAGACTGCAACTCTAATGACGCTGTATCAACGTTTAGAATTGTAGTGGTTGATGAGTATGTTGATGATATAGTTGATGCTGGATCATATGGATTCTGTTTATAAACCTGACTAGGATTATTATATGGCCCATATTTGTGATTCTGATTTGCCAATCTAAATCTGATAGCATCATTATTTGAATTAGGACGACTTCCTTCTACAATTTCACCAGCACCAAATGTACCAGATACCATTGTAATTTCAACAAGTTTTGGTACAACATACTTCGACATGTCAATACTATCGAAGAATGGATACAATCTTGTGTTTGGCTTAAGTCTTCTAGTAACAAATTCAATGTTTCTAGATCTCATTGTAGCGATAACTTCTGTGTTTACAACTTTGTCGCCTAGACTTGTAGTATCAAATCTTTCACCAACACGGAATTGAATACCCTGTCTTGTTTGATTTGTAGTGGTTACAGTTGTTTGTTCTCTAAAATCAGTCTTTGTATCAAGGAAATCCTTAGTTGTAGTTATAGGAATACCTCTCATCTTAACAAACTTACCTCTTACGGTAGAACTACCTGTAAGTTTAGTTCTTGTATCACTATAAATTGTTGGCCCAAAAGTTGAACTAGATCCTGTCCAAGTTGTTTCCCATGATCCCCAATCAATAGGTGAAAGACCAGTGTTACTGTCCGCCCCAGTGATTCCCATTGTGGAGTTGAAGCTACCTTCAATGTCATATGTTGCAGAAGTTCTTCTAGTCTCAATCCATGTATCAGTTGCTGGATTCAATTCAACTTGACCAATCCAGTTAACAACAGCGAATGGGTTTACGTTTACAATGCGAGTGGCAAATTTGTTTTCTAAGTAAACTGTGTCAGTATAGTTTAAACATACAACGTCACCAATTCTCTTGACATTTGTATCACCCAAATCTTCTGCATATCTGAAATCCGCAGATGGATTAGAAGATGTAGCAGCACCAACTATAGCCTCTGTTCCAAGTAATAAGTCAACAGAAGTTGTATAGTGTTGAGGCCTTAGTCTACCATCTACTGCATCTATAGATGCTTTATAATTTCTACTGGTTACATCACCACCAGTTACAGACTTAAAGTTATCAACAAAGAAACCAGACTTAAATCTATCAAGATTAGTTTGTGGATCTTTAAGAGACATTGAACCTGTTTCTACTTCAAGTAGAGACAATGAAGCATAGTATTCAACGTTCTTTAATCTATTTTCAAGTTGGTTGATATCTTTCATTCGATATCTCTTATATTTTGCCAAAGTCAAACCAACTTCTCTAGTATCATAGAGATATGGTGGAAGTTGAATCGTAGCAACTTCTAATGCATTATCAATTGTATTTGGAAGCTTAGGTATGTCTGATGGTACACCCTGAGATAGAGTAAAGATACCCTCCTTACTTAAGAACAACTTATCGATTCTTCCAAGATAATAATTATATGTGAGATTGAAAGACTTATCCTTAGCAACAATATGAGATGAAGATGATGAGCCAGGCACAAATTGTCTTGCACTAAACTCCCAAGGAGCTCTACCAGCGACTGTTGATGTAACTCTTGGTCTTAAATCAATAATATCTGAAGCATATCTTCCACCTACAGTAGGTAGAGAATCTGAGTATACAGAAGAATCATAAGAGTTTACAGTTACAAAATCGCCTGGGTCTGATGCATCAATAACATAGTTATTATAAACAACTGTCAATCTTCTAGTAGGAGCCTCTGATCCTTGTTTTCTTTCTAGAGCAGAGAAGTCTACATAATCTAATCTCTGGCCAGGATCGAATGTAAAATTATTTCTAATATCTCTATCGCCAGGGATAAATGTTTGAACTATACCTTGAACATTTGTTTCCTCAAAAGTAACTTCTTCTCCAATTTCAAATGTATTCTCGTTCTGGTATACAAAATCTACTTCGTTTGTTCCATTTGTAGAAACAAATATTGCAGATGCACCAGAAGTTTTACCAACCATGGCCTCACCCTGTAAGGCGTTCAAAATATTTGAGTTAAGGTTAGTAAGTTGAAGAACTGGGAACTGAGGATCTGATGTAGTAGATGATTCTAATACAGCAAGAACATATGCAACATCACATACACCTAAAGATAATCTTCTATCTTGAACTCTATCACCATAATTTGTGTTGTAAGTAAGTCCATCATTTAACTTCATTAATCCAGTGCCTGACTGGGTTTTTGAGGACTTATTAATTGTATAAGTTGTTGCTCTCTTGAATACTTTAGATTTTGGTTTTACATTTACCTTCTTCCAAGTTACTGTCAATACAGCAGCACCAGAAGCAGTGTCTAATCCAGATAGAGTAACAGTTCTGCCACTGACTGTAAGTTTTTGATTAGTAAGTGGTTCTACTACACCAGTAGTCTTAAATGTTAAATTATAATCTTCTTCATCAAATGGTTCTAATGTGAGATCAGCATCAGTCTCTAGTGTTCCACTAAAGGCATTACTTGCAACTGTGACGTTATATGATTTTTTGATTATTAAATCAGCACCATTTGTGTCTACACTTGCGACATTATTTTTTGTTAAATCACTGAATAAAAACGCCTTAGAGTTATTTTTAACTTCTAGAGTTACTTTAAATAAATCATTTACTGTTGTATCAGCAGATGGCAAAGCACCAGAACATACATTAGTTACATCAGAGATTGCCTCAAGTGATATACTTGTTGAAGTCTTTGCAGTAACACTATTAAAAGTTGGTACAGTATTACCAGAAACACTATATTGAATAATATCACCAGTTTTAATTCCAATATTAGCAAAGTTTGCACTTGGAGATGTGATAGTAGATGCAGCACCAGACTTAGCACTTATTGTATACTGAGTCGCAACTGGAGCAAGTAGATGACCCAAATTTAATACAGCATCTGCACTAAACTTGTAGTTGGTTGGATCATTTCCTACTAACTGTTTGACATCTTCCATGCCATAATCTTCTACCTCTGTGATACTTCTAGAAGCAGTAACACCGTTGATAAAAATTTCTTCACCAACTTGGAATTGTCCATTGACTTGGTATAAAGTAATTTGAGTAGAATTGTTAGAAGATGTGTATGCGAATCCTACAGCATTACTATTCTGTCCTTCAATGTATGCTGGAAGAGGTACAGTTGTGCCTGTATTTAATTGTAGATATGTGAATGTTTGAATATCATATAGAGATGATTCAAATACTGTAGAAGAATCAGCATAGCCAACATTCTTTAACTTCAAATCATAAACTCTAGCAACACCAACTTGTGTTCCGTTGCCTTCTCCAACAGTGACTGTTCTTTTGTTGAATAAGTTGACATGGGAATCAGTCCCAATACCAATAGGTGGCGAACCACTTACATGGTTAAGTTCTACTTGTCTACCCACACTAAATGGTAGAGATTCATTCTTTATTTTTTCAGTAGTACGAGGTTTGGGAACGTCAACTGTTGTAGTGTTGATGGTTTCTATTTCATATCCCTTGACATATGCTTTTCCTGGCCCAATAGATAAACACATGAAATCATCTGAAGGAACGTTTCCTTGTTGTGTTAATTGAGATGAATAGTATGCACCATCATTTCCAATTCTATTGTTTAATTGTTCTTTAGGAACTATTGCGAATGGCTTGATATAATAGTTTCCAGACTCATCAAATGTTCTTCTTGCTAATTCATCATTAATAACTTCGTCAATCTTAGTTCCAGATTTTACAAACTTTTTGAGAATACCATTTTCAACTCTCATCAACTCTACAAAGTTCTCATCATTTAGATCGGTGAGCGACTTTTTAATTAGGGTTGTAGATAGTTTGAATCTATCAGCACCAGGCGCTGCAAAGTTTGAGAATCCTCTTGCATTATCATATAGATCATTATCTATTGCAGATGCTGTTATAAGTTCTTCTTTAACTAGAAGTCCTATTCTGTATGAAGGAGTATCACCATACTGATCTAAAATAACTGTAGAGTCAGAAACAGTTACAAAGAAACCTCTAATGAAATAAACACCAGAAGCTATCTTTGCAGCAGAACCAGTAGCAGTTGAACTTGAAATAAGCGTTGTAGCAAAACTAGAACCAGATCTAATACTTGATAGAGAATAGTTCATATCCTCTTCTAGTAATAAGTTCTCTCCGTCTGCAAATGTCTTTCTTGAAAAATCAGAATCACTAGAACTCTGATATTTGATGTATAAAGTATATGCTCCTTTTACTGATTCTCTATTTGTAATATATGTTTCTACCTTAGCAGTAACACCACTAGTCTCTCCTCTAATTTTTTTACCTTTTAGAGTCTCCAAGTAAAGAGATACTGGAATACCCAAATGGCTATCGTCAATCTGAACACAAGTATATTCGTTATCATATGCAACTTGGCCAGGAATTACGACAGCACCTTCTTTAAAGAAATGCTTACCAAATTTTTCAACCTGATTCTGTAGAATAGATTGAAGTGTAGTAAGTTCTCTAGACTGTACAGGTAAGCCTGGTTTGAATAGTACCCTTTGATAGTTTTTTAACTCATTAAAATCATCAAAGTACGGAGATGAATTTAAGTTGGTATTCTGTGGCATTTGCTTTTAAAACTCCAGCACTATTTTAATGTCTTCCTTCTGACTAGCAGATCTTGGGATTGCAGTTCGATTATCAATGTAAATAATTTCACCCGATTTGGTATTAAATTCTGCTGATGAAATACCAGCACTAAAAGTCATACCTAATTGGTAGGTCTTATTATTTATTGAGGTACTGACACCGTTGTAACCAGTATCAATAGATAACATTGAACCGACCACAGAAGATCCAGTAATTGTAACTCCATATCCAGCATCAGGAGTAGAAGTAAATGGAATTATCTTGTATCCAGTTTCACTAGATGCAAGACCCATTGGTTGATAATACTTCAACACTCCAGTAACTTTATCCCATGAAGCTACATATCCTATCGCAGTCGATCCCAAACCTACTGTTTGAGTAATTTCAGAATCAACAGCATAGGTTGTCGCTGTAGTAACTCCACTCAATTTTACTGCTTTTAATCCACTAACCATGGCAGTGTCTAGTAATTCTGTACTACTACCAAATACAGTGGGATTTTTTATTAATCCAACTCTAGCAAAATCATTACCCTCTATGATATCAGGGTTAGTTTCTAGTGTTTCAAATCTAGAATATAGTAAAGCTCTATATGCACCTAACTCTCTATAGATGTCATATCCATGTCCACCTTTAGGTGGGATAATTACGCTGAACCCTGCATTGGATGTTGTTCCTATTCCAGTATTGGTAAGGTTAGCAAGAACACCGCCAGACTCAGAGCCAGGAGCGCCTGGGAAGAACTGTATTGATCCGTGAGTGTATCCTTCTCCTCCGTCAGTAACAAATACCTCAGATACCTTTCCGAAAGAATCAACCGTAATAGTTGCTTTTCCTCCTGTTCCATCTCCCAAAATCGGAACATTAGCAAAAGATGTAGAGATCGGTTGATAGTTAGAACCTCTATTATCAACAATAACAACTTCAATTTTACCATCTATAGCGTTAGCCTTTGTTGCAACAGTCTCGCCTTCATTTCCCCAGTTTTCGGGCACTGGTATGTATTCAATAGAGTCAAATTTAATGATTTCGGATGGTTTAATCGTATAAAGATATTTCCAAACGTAACCATCGCCACTAGTGCCAGCTGCTCTTGGCTCAAGGTCAACAAATGTGGGTTGGTCATATGAAGGCCTACCCTTGGGGTTCTCAGGGTCTGATCCATTTTGGAGACAAATGTAAACTTTCAAGTCTTCATTTACTATGTAGTAATTTGCTTCGTACAAACTACCTTGTGAAGTAATTGGTGTTAGATTGTAAATATTATAGTCATGTCGGTACATCTCATAGGTAGTACCAGCAACCCATGATACTTTTCTAACAAGTCTACGAACATCCTTGTCAGTCACTTTCTTCATAGCAATGATGGATTCTTTGATAGAATACTCCTCTTCAAATCCATCTAAAGGTGCAGGGGTGTTAGTAGGCCATGTGGCAGTACCGCCTGCCTTTGGTTCTATGGAATTTGGTAGTCCCATGAACGCATAGTATTTGTTGACAGTAGATCCGACTCCGACAAAACTCTTTACAAAAGTCTCGGCATTTAAAATTCTAAACTGTTCGGATATTATAGCAGGCATTTTAAAAAAACGTTTTTTTCTTTTATTTAGTGGTTAAGTTAATGGTTTCTTTCTGGAAACTACAGGAGCGGTAGATAATCCAGTATTACCATTGTTTGAATTGACAAAAAATTCTTGTGGATTTCCAGAAGCACGGTTCTGATATCCAAAGATTTTACCCCAACTATATTTACCCCAGAAAGTATCAGTAGTTGCCGTAGTTGCAACTCCCACTTGAATTGTGTTGTTTCCATAAGGTGTAGGGCCTGGTTGGAAAGCACATGTAACTGTAACCAAACCAGAGATAGCATCACCTGTTGTGATCTGTTCAACTCTGAACACACCACCAAGATAATCACCAGCAGTTACCATACCGACAGCTACATTAGAACCACTGGATGTAGTAATACCAGTTAAGGCATGACCAACAACCAATGAACTATCATAGATTGTAAAGTAGTCTCCCTGTTCCAGTCCACTAAAGTTAACTCCTAGATCGTTTAGTGAAGAATAACCATAACCTAAGTTAGTGTTGTCATTATACTGAGATTTCAATGTAAATGCTAACTGAGGAAGTCTAGCACCAGAGCCTGGCAACCATGTATTTATTCCTACAATATCACCAAAGTCTCCTTTTGCGTCTACTGATAAAACATTTTCTCTTGTAGTTTTGTCAGTTTGAACAATTACAGGAGGTGAACTACCAACATCATAACCAAATCCACCATTTGTTATTGTGACACTGGTTAGGATGCCTCCAGTAACTGATGCGGTAGCTGTTGCTCTGTTAGTAACAGGGTCAGCGTAGAATGTAGTAGTTCCAGAACCAACAGCGATAACTCTGCGACTTGCAAAATCACCAAATGGTGTATCTACAAGGTCACGAATTTGTTGTGAATGAGATACTGGTCTTTCATTCCAGTTAGCCAAATCGAATGAATAATACAATCCACCGACTGTACTGATTCCAACGTAGATATTATCAATATACTTAATTTTAGCAAAGTCAAATGTTGCAGGGTGTTGTGTTCCAGCAGGCAACTGTTGACTCCAAGGTTGCCAGAAGTTCTTATCAGTAGAAATACCAATAGTACCACTATCACCAACAACAATGAATCTATCACCATCATAGATGATATCATTAAGATCAAAGACGGTATTACTTGTTTTATCTGCCCAACTTGATCCATCATTTGAAGCAATAATAACACCACCATTACCTACTGCAATGTATTCTGACTGACCATAACAAACTGCATTTAGTTGTTGTATAGTTCCTGAGAACTGACTGAATGCTTCTGCTGTTGTGAGACCAACGGCAGTAAATATAGATCCAGCAGCTCCAACTGCAACCCATGTATTTCTAGTTCCTTCCCAAATAACATCTTGGAAGTTTTCTGTATATGTACTATCAAATGTACTTATCTGGTTAATTGCTGGAATCTGTCTTTGTTCTTTTAGATCTATTGCAGTCCATGTAGACAGACTATTACCGATTGAAACTGCTCTTGCCATAGATCCATAATCACCAACAGCCATAGCGTAGACAGTAGACGTTCCACTATTACCTACACCAACACCATTGAAAGTTACAGTTCCACCAAATCCAATTCTACCTCTCTCCCAGAATGATCCACTCTTAGTGTTCATGTAAAAACTACTTGAACCAACAGCAATTATTGGTTCTTCTTTAGTTAATGCCTTGAATTCCACAGCAGATGTAATACCAGTAATTGCATCAAACTCCCATGCCGATATTGGATCTTTACGTTTAATTAATGCACTTGATATAGCCACATTTGGAGAACTGAGGTTAATATAACCTGTACCACCAAATCCTATGGATAAAGCTGAGATACTGGATGATGTAGAAACAACAGATGTAACAAGTCCAGGCAACACTTCCGTATCATCAAATATCTGAACATTTCTTTCTGACTGAACTAACTTATCAATGGCATTGAATACTGGGAAAGCATTACTTACATAGATTACGTCATCAGTCTTACTTACATTTTTGATCAGTCTAGTTGTAGGTAGAACACGACTCTTCAAACTAGGTCTCGCTTTAGAGATTAATACACCAGATAAAATTTGGTCATGTCTCTGTTTTTCCCATGCAAGAGGTCTATCTGCATCTTGAGCAGTGTTGATTCCAATGCTGTTGTATGTAAATGTTTCAAGTAAATCAGAAGCAACAATCCTCTTACCAGTTCTCTTGAACTGATCTACGTCATCATTGACAAATCTATTTTCTTTTATTTGTACAGTGTCACCAGCCTTCAATGACTGTGCTGGTTCTACAGTTTCAACATCTCTCTTTGATCCTCTAAAGTAGAATACAGAACACTTAGAATTTGCTTTTGGAGCTTCACTAAAGATAACTCTACTACCCTTGAATATGTAAGATGATTGTGGAGTCTGTAAAATATCATTGATGTAGATAAAGATATTGTTTGTAATATCCATATCGCTTCCAGGCGGTGTCTTCAAACTTAATATTTCAGTGTTACCACTTGTTGTTACAGACAAAGTAAACTTAGTACGTTTACCATTAAAGAAGGGAGCAATGTCATCAAAGAGTATGAATTGGCCAGGATAGAATCCAGAGAAAGTATCATTCTCAAGTTCTTCTATAATGAGTTGGAACTCAGTATTTACACCCACTCTTGGGTCTGTAGCAATACCAGAAACTGTTAGTCTGTCACCAACTTTATATGCGGTTCCCTCTTCTAATAAACTAAACTCTGAAATATTACCATCAACATTGATTCTGAAATCAAGTTTAGCATTTGTTCCTATACCAGTGGTGCCCGAAATATATTCTATGTCTCTATTGAAGTATGGATCTGGTTCTGTGACATCAACAAATACTGGTTTGGTAACTTGACCACCTCTCTTGTATAGAGAGAATTCAGTTGTCAGTCCAGCATCTACTCTAAATCTTGCATTGTCAATTTTTTCTATAACATTGAAACCAGAGTATCCCTTCTCTATAGAAGATGCAATTCTCTTACCCTGTTGTGAAAGTCCAGCTCTTGCATAGTTGTGATCTACAGTTGAAATACCAACGTTAACAACATATGTTTTACTGTCGATTATCTTATCTACAAAAGTTCCACCAGCAGCAAAGTCAGTTCCACTAGGAGAATTATTATTAAGTCTGGGAGCAAGAATAACACCTTGAATCTTACCACCAGAATTATAGAAACTAGGTGTGGTGGATGGGCCTACTTGTGTTTCGATAGTAGTGTTATTGATAACTCTAGTGATCAGTGAACCATTGTAATATGGATCTCCTCCCTTTGGATAGAACTGTTTTGTGGCATAGTTATCTTGAGAACATGAGAATAGAATTGACTCATCTTTTAATTTAACATTTCTACCAACACCAGCTGCGGTTGTGATTCCATGAACTGCTGGTAAGAAGGCAGTCATGATACCAATAGACTCATTATAATCTGCATGATTGATGTTATATTCTACTCTTGTAGAAACACCGACATTAATAGTGATGTTGTTAGATGTTACAGCAGTTGGATATAGAGAGGTATTGTGGGCAGGGTCAGTCGTTCTTGGATATGGATGTTCAGATGCATATTGATCCATAGCACAAGAGAATACAAAAGCGTTAGTTACAAGTCCAACAGCAGTTGTAGTTGTCTGTCCGTGAGCGGTGTCAGTTGTAAATGTCGCTAATCCACTATTTGCATCATATGTGGCGTTAGTTACGTTGTACTTAACTCTAGATGTAATACCAACATTCATTGTGAATGTATCAGTGGTAGTAGTGACAATACCGATTTCTATGTTGTGTATCGGATCAGTAGTTCTTGGATATGTGTGATCTGTTGCATAGTTATCCTGAGAACATCTCCATGTGTATGAGTTCGTTGCAAGACCAACAGTATCTCTAGCAATTAACATACTATTGAGTTCTGCGTTTTCAAATGTATGTTTGTAATCGCCACCACTGATAACAGAATCAGCAGATGCAGATACAAAGATGTGTTCAGACTGATTAGATGACTTACCTACATCCAGTGTAATAGTAGTATCTGTTGTAGCAGTAATCTTAACAGCAGTATTATAAGCAGGGTCTGGGCCAGATATGCCACTTGCCCTTGGGTAGAAGTGATTTGTCGCATGATTATCTAAAGCACAAGTAAATTTGAATGCTCTTGTTTTGAGTCTTACAGATGTTCCTTTTTGTAATGAGTGTGATCCAATGTCTACAGTCATCAAACCAGTAAACGGATCAAAAGATCCACTTGTAGGACTATGATAAACGAGAGGTGATGTTCCTACATTTACACTAAACTTATCAAGATCAACAGTAGTTACAGACAACCAATTTTGATCTGCTGGATCTTTTCTTCTGGGATAATCTTTGATAGTTTTTCTTTGATCCATCATACATCTGAATCTGATGGAACCTCTTGCAAACTGAACTCTATTACCAGTTACCATTCCATGATTGGGAACTGTACAAGTCATAATACCAGATCCAGCATCATAAGTTGCAAATTCTACACTCTTGGGTAAAGCACCATTGAATCCGTGAACATTAGAGAACACGGTCATGATACCTGTGCTTGCAGTGTAAGCTGCAGTAGTAATACCGTAGTTGACTATTGTAGATACACCAACGTTGATTGTTATGGTATCGGCAGATGTGGAACCAATACCAACAGAAACATTGCCACCGATTGGATCATCAGGACGAGGATATGCGTGTTCTGTTGCGTAATTGTCTCTAGCACATGTGAATCTTATGGAGGCAGTGTTAATACCAACAGTGTCTCTTGCTTTCTTAAGACCACCAGTAGTCGCACTTTGGAACCAGTGTGCATTTACAATAGTAGATACACCAACATTTACAGAGAATGTATTGACACCAACATGATAAATTGGTAGCCACTTATTCAAGAATGGATCAGAGTATCTTGGATATGCCTTAGTTGCAGTATATCCATCTAGATCACATTTGAATGAAATTGATTCTAAGTCAAACTTGACATACTCACCAGCAACAAAACCATGATTGGATATGGTTGGTTCTAGTACACCAGTACTAGCATTATACGTTGCCGTCGAAATTGTATGAGATGAGTGATCGTAATAAGAGTGTCCAGCACCTACATTCAGTACAAGTTCACCTGTACCAGCATTGTATGTGGATGTTGATATAGAACGTTCCTGTATTGTAGAAGGCCCTACTCTTACCTCAAAAGTATTTGTGGTTGCAGAAACTATTCCCAAATTAGTATTATATGCTGGGTCTGTAGGACGAGGATAAGCATGAACAGTTGCATAATCATCTTTAGCACACTTGAAGTTCAAAGAACCAACTGCGATTTGAACCTGTTGAGAAGGCCTTTCTACAGCATTTGCAACTGATGTTTGATACCAGTATGGAGTGTAGTCTCCACCACCAGTAATGACTGCATCTGTTCCAATACCAGATAAAGTATATGGATAGTCACCACCAGCTATAACTCCTTCTACTGCAACACCTTGATCAGGTAAGAATAGATATGTATTCGCCCCAGCAGTGGCTCCTACATTAACAACAAATTCAGTACCAGCAGCACTAACAAGAGTGACTGGTTTATTATAGTAAGGGTCTTGTGGTCTTGGATAGAAATGATTACTTTGGAAGCCATCCTGTTCACATTTGAAAGCAACAGATCCAGCCTTAAACTTAATAGATTCGCCAGCAGTAAAACCATGCAATCTATCAAGAGAAACGGTCATGATACCCGATGCTGGTGTATAACTAGCAAATCTAATATTGTATTTGACTATTGTTGAAATACCAGCGTTGACTGTAATGGTTGTTCCAGCAACTCCTATAATTGGAACAGCAGTATTGTAAGTTGGATCTTTTGATCTTGGATAATACTTGATTGCAGTGTTTTGGTCGGCCTCACAAGTAAATCCTAATGAACTATTTCTAAACTTAATACTTTGACCAGTGGCAAGATCATGAGTTCCAATACTCATAGTCATAACACCCACAGAAGGTGTATAATCTGCTCCAGACACAGTATAATCTACTCTGGTAGTGATACCAGCAAATACCTCAAAAGTGTCAGTTGTTTTGTTTGATATTGGAACCCAGTTGTTGCTTAGAGGGTCTGTAGATCTTGGGTAATATTTGGTTGATGTAAATGCATCTAATGAACATTTCCAACCAATAGAATTATCTGCAATTCTAACCATATCACCATTTGAAAATCCATGGCTAGGAACGGTGATAGTTAGAATACCGACTATCGGGTTATAATTTGCGGTTGTGATTGAATGTTGTGTAGGGCCTGTTAAACCATGACCATTAAGAGTTAGTATTAATGATCCAGTGCTAGGAGTGTAGTCAGCATCTGTAGGTGTGATTTGTGATCCACCAACTATTTGAACAGCGTTTGTATCTGCACTTACAAATTGGTGTGCATAATCACCACCAATCTTGATTGTTTTCTCATCAGAACTTACATATGTGTGTGGATAGTCACCACCAGCAAATGTGGATGTTGCGGTTGCACTGTGGAACTCATGTAAGAATGGGCCACCAGTTAGTAATGCACCTTCTTCTGCACGAAGGAATTTGTGAGGATAATCTCCACCATATATGATTGCTCCATTAACTGCCTCTTCAAATCTATGAACGTATTGATTCTTGACACGAGATATACCCACATCCATTGAAAGCCCAGTGCCAGCATATCCTGTAATTGGAATGGAAGTATCGTATGCAGTTGATCTACTTCTTGGATAGTAATGATCTTTTGCACCATTGTCTATGGCACATGTAAATGCAAGACCAGTTAGAATAACATCTTTACCTACCTTGTAGCCATGAGGTGCGGCAGTAGTGACAGTTAGAACTCCAGTTATATTATCATATAACGCACTAGAAACGCCTAGGGCAGGGTCATAGTCGCAAGTAAATGCAATACCAGAAAGAACAACACAATCATCTTCTGTAAGATTATGATTTTTTCTTGTGGTAACAGTTGCAATACCAGATCTCTCATCATACTCAACATGTCCAACTTGAACAGCAGGAGCACTTGTAAATGTGACTGCAATACCTGTTGCTTGAATGAAATCATCAGTCTCTAGTCCATGACCTTCAAATTCTATAAATGAACCAATACCAGATTGTGCAGTGTGTATGCCAGTTGTTGTCATGGCAGCACCAATATTCACGGTAAAGTTCTTTGCACTTAAAATGCCAGTAACTCCGTAATATTTTTGTGAATCTGATGGAAATGTTATATCTCCAACGTTAGTATTGAATTTAACGCCAGCTAATTTTATTACACTTGAGGTTGTTAATCCGTGAGAAGCTGCAGCATGAATAGTTGCAACACCAGAGAATGAATCGTAATCTAATTCAGATATGTTTATACTTGATCCAACCTGATCACCAAAAGCAGTGATAGTTGTAATTCCATTTGAGGGAGTTTGATCTAAGAAACTTATATCTTTTGGTATGTAGAACCCAGTTCCTCCTTCCACAATACTAAAGTTTGTAATAATACCAGCTTCCGCTCTGTTTATTACACCACCACTAACATATTGATGTTCAAAAGTTGATATACCAATAAATGTTTCAATCGTATTTGTCGTAACTCCTAATACATCAAAACCTATGACATTTCTACCTTCCATGATGGCAGTGTCAACACCAGCACGAACAGTTCCGCCTCCCTCATAGGATAAAGGTTGTGTGGCGATGCCTAAGTTGACTAGGACGTTAAGACTATCAATAACTTCTGTGACAGGATAGGCGTCCTCTCTGAGGGTATATGTGGATATACCATCACTTACCTGAATACCCTGAAGTAATAAACTTCTACTTTGGTTTTCCCCTACACCAAGATAGTGTCCACCAGTTACACCAATGGTTGCAATACCTGAGATGTAATTAAATCCAAACGTGTTAATATTTCTTGCAACAGATACTGGGGTGAATGTAAATCCAGCACCTGTAATTCTTACTCGATCATCAATTTCAAATCCATGAGAAACTGCACCTGTATTGAATGTAGCAATACCAGATATATGATTGTAAGTTGCAGTTGATATTGCAACACTAGATGTGCTAGAAACCCCTAAGAAAGCAGTAATACTTGCACCATATCCTTGAGTGGATCTTACGCTTATTTCTGGTATTGATCTGTAACCCTGTCCTTTACCTTCTATCTGTAAAAATTCAAGACTACCAGTTGTACCTACACCAACTCTTACTGCAGCTTTGGTAGGTAAGTAATATCCAGCTCCTGTTTGTAGTCCAACTTTACTAATTCTTCCCGCTCTTGGAACACCACTTAGGAAATTAATTTTATTTGTATCTGAATCTACTATCTCAAAATCAAGGCCTGGTGTTTGAACAATATTATTGATTAATATAAAAGGATTATTGTTTACATCTACTCCTGTGTTGACTGAGTTGTAGAGAGCAGTTACAACACCTGTATTTTCAGACAGTGTGAATTGAGTTCCAGCAACACCTGTAAAATCTAGTGATATATCATCTAGTATTACGTTCTTATCTTTTTCGTCAAAGGGATCTAATTTTCTTGAAAATAATCTACCAGAAAATGATGATCCTGTTTCTAATCCAACAGGGCCAGATTTTCCATAAGGTGCGTCTGTGAAAAATATATTATCTTTGACAATGTTATAATCACCAGCAAAAACAGAATATGCAATACCAGCCGCATGACCAGCCTTTTGTGTACCAAAAGCACCTCTCTCTACAGCAATTTCAGAAGATGAAGATGTACTAAAAACTGGATAGTAACCCAATCCAGATTTGAAGATTATAACTTCCGATATAGTTCCAACACCACTAATTACAGGAAAAAATACTCCCTCCGTTGTTGGATCGGATGTTCCTTCAATTACAATTTTAGGTGGATCTGTTTTTGCATAACCTGACCCTCCATTTAGAACTTCTACAGAACTAACTCCATAGAATGAATCGAAAGTTGGTTTTAGGAGGGCTCCTGATCCAGGCGTAGTCCTTGGCATTTAATCGTTTCCCTCAACTAATGTTAATAGAACTGCTACAATAAACTCTGGTAACACCAGTAGCGTCTCTTATAATACTAAACGTTAATATATCCTCGTTTGATGTCGCTGGCGGAGGATTACCACCAACCCATTTAACTCCATTTGCTATGGAAGCACCATTGACTGTAGTTGTATCACCGTAAGTATATCCAACTCCAGCATTGATGATAAGTGTGGTTGTAGTCGCTTTACTGTTCTGACCACTGACATTAGTAAATGCCCATGAAGTAATGGATGTTGTTGCAACACCACATACTACAGATCCTTGTGAAACATCAACGGTGAACGTACCGCCTGCACTTACAGTCAAGACATCACTGAAATTTCCTACAACTTTCTCTGTAATATCAGAGTTGAAGTTGACCTGATCTGTTAATGTGCTTGTGCCACTGACTAAAATATCACCCTTAACATCCAATCTACATGTTGGAGCGGTAGATCCTACACCACAATATGCTTCGTTGGTAACTACAAATGACTTATTATCACTTACATCTTGATCAGATACTCGGAATCCATGGCCATTACCTTTCGCAACTGCCCATATAGTTGGTCTTTGGTTAGAGAAAGATGCAACTTCTAGTTGTGAAGTGGGTAATGATGTTCCGATGCCTACCATACCGTCCGCTTTGATACGGAACATTGTTGCAGCAAAACCAACTTCTATTGGCCCATCTGTAATCGCACCAGGCTGTTGAATTGTAATTTTACCGACATCTGCATAACTTGTTGTTACAACACCAGATGTATTGATATCAATGTTATCTGTGACACTTGCTGCAAGACCAGCAAGGACAGATGTTGATGCAATACCACAGTTGGTGGAATATCCAGCAGTGCTAGCAAAAGAAACAAAACTTACAAGATTAGTACCGTCTCCGAACTTATCGTATATCTCGTTAAAATTATTATTGATCTTAATAGTCCCTGCCAATAGGGTATCGCCCGTCCCATCATTGGGAGCCGAACCAGTACTAATCCCTTGTTTAGCCATTACTTAAAAACGTTTTTCTTTATTTATAGTTAATATGGAGGGTTATCATCCAAAGTCACCGAAGTATCGGAAACTTTAATAACTGTTGAGTTAGATCTGTTAGTATCATAGAAGAAATCATTAGCAACAGTATTTTCGATTTCTGCTGTTCTTGCATTAACAAATGTAGAATCTCCTATTTGTTTAACCTTAACAAATTCATCATCTAATCTAAGAGTATCTCCTTTAGATAATGATCCGATTCCAGCACTGATAGTTATAGTTTCTGTACTGATACCAACTGCTTCAGAGACTGTAACCTTCAATCTCTTATTAGTTAGAGGAGTCTGAATTATATTATCAACCATAATCAGAGCCTGTTTGTTAGGTTCTGTGACTGATAACTCATGAGTTCCAGTTCCTAATGAAGTAAAGTCAAATGGTAATGATGTAGAGAATCCAGCAAGTCTGAATTTCAAATCATCTACTTTCTGAACAAACATCATGTCAGGCATTTTGTCTGTACCACATTCTACAGGAGATAATGTAATATTATCGCCTGGAGTTACCCCACCTATGTATGTCCCTGCAATAGAGATTGTATTGGTAGTTGCATATCCAGTTCCACCAGTAACAACACTCACACCAGAAATATCTAAGTTAGCATCTCTAGTTACATTGAATGTTGCTCCCGATCCACCACCATCATTAGTAGAAGGAATATTACTATAAGTTGTTTCTATTCCAACTCTTGATCCTGTTGTTTTAGTTACAGGGAATGTCAAGTTGTTTGCTGGAGTTGCACCACCCAGATATGTGCCAGCAATACTTACGTTATCACCCACGATATAATCTCTACCACCATTGATCAGAGTTACAGCCGTAGAAATACATTGTCCAGTAGTTTGATCAAAGTCAAACTTAACTTGGAAGATAGAACCACTACCACTTCCTCCTGTGCCAGGCACACCTCCATCTGCATTTCCAAATCCATATATTCTGAACAAAGCGCCTGGAGGATTTTCTGTTACAGCAGTTCCTGTTACAGGGCCTGGAATTTGAACATTATATCCATTTTCATACATTGCACTTCCACCAATACCAGATGTCACAACAGACATAACAATATCCTTAGTGCCTGTAGTATGAGATGTGGTTGCAATACTAATCCTATCACCACCTTGAGTATCCAACACAACTGGCTGTCCAGTTTGGAAATCATGGTTTTGTATCTGTATGACGTTAAGTAAAAGATCTACGTCAGTAAACACTCCAGAAGCTGCAAATGATTTTTTGAATACTGGCTTTCCACCAGTAGATAATTGGAACTGTTTACTACCAACTAGAGTTCCTGTTCTGTCATGAGTACCATTGAAACCATTAGAGATATCATCTAAATTCAAGACTTTATTAGTCTTGTTCATAATGAAACTCTTGATTGGTCTACCTTCTGGGAAGAATATTCTTTGAACTGACCCATCAGGTAAAGGATCATCTTCTGTAACTATAGCAAAGTTATCTCTCTTACCCATGTACATATCATTGTCAATATTTAAAATCAAATCAACCTTAATATCAGCTGGTTTAACTTTCATATTGGTGGACTTAGCAACTCCTACATTGGGGGCATTTGCAATAGGATCACTCTCTACAATGAGGTCTGAGAACTCTAAGAAACCTGATGGGTGAACAATAGATTTTACAGACTCTTTCCATGTTGTATATGGTAACTTACTCTTGATTGAATAAGAGAATTTTTGGAAGTAGAAGTTATCTGATATTCTTTGACTGAAATCATTAAGAATACCAATATTCATGTCGTTTTTAGAAACTTTGTCTCTAGTAACGCCTAAAGTAGTGTTAACGCTAAACTTGTTTACATCTCTTACCTCACCATTCAATTTAGAAACTTCACCAAACAGAATATCACCAGATGATAGAGTTCCTAAAGTATCTCTAAGTCTTAATTGACTGATATTTCCATTCCAACCATTTTCTGCTACAAATCCTTCAAATTTAGTGGATGTAACTTTTTCACCAGATATGTATTTGGCATCATCAACGATTAACATATTAAACTTAGCCATATCGTTGAAGTTGACGATAGATCCCAATGTAAAGTCATCATCATATTCACCTAGTGTTACTGTTGAAATACCAGGCGCAGATGCCATACTAAACTCTACAGTTGCGTTTGAAGTGTTTACACCTGTAACTGTGTAGAATGAAAAGTCATAATCAGCAGAGTTAAAGTTTCTTTCTCCAGCAAGAATGGAATTAGGCTTTAATCTACAACCTTCAATGAATACTTTATCACCTATTGCAAAAGGTAACTTAGTTTCTGTAGATGCAAACCCAGTTGTGACTGGAATGTTAAATTGTGCGTCTAATAACAATTCAGCAGTAACTGTAGTACCACTATGAGTTATAGCGTCTATATCATAACCATTTGAGTTATCAGTTGTAATAATACTCAAAGGTTCTTTAAATTCAAACGCATTTTTGATTATTTCCACTCTATCAACAGATCCACCCTCTACATGAGCTGCAATTTTAACATTACTGTTACCACGAACTGCAAGAGTTGGAGGTTGGTTATATCTTCTTCCACCATCAATTACTTGGATCTCAGATATCCTAGCAATACCACTTATATCGACAATAGCGGGTACACTTAAGAATGGAAGTAAAGTTGGGTCAGTTGGATAATCAAATCCATCTTTTATTCTCTCAATAAGATCAATCTTACCAATATCAGGAGAAGATACTTTTACAATAGCATCTTTACCCTCTGCACTTGCAAAACCAATCACTCTTGGTAAAACAGTGTATCCTCTGCCTGGGAAGTTTATTTTTGTTTTAAAGATAGGGCCTTTAGCAGTTTCAGACGTTGTGCTGTATGTAATCGTACTAACACCAGTTCTGGAAATGAACTTTTGAGATTCTAGTGGTCTTTCCTTCAAATTGAAGGTAAAATTAGTATCATCGGTTTTTATAATAGAATGTTCATTTCTAATTACGATATTATTGAATGTAATATTGTTTCTACCAGTTACCTCAGTGTCAGATGATCCAAATGTCTTTCTGGCATCAGAAGGAACCACAGGTGTAAGATTATAGAAGCTTTTACTTGGCCAATCAGTGTCAGTCTTGATAGTTACCGAAGCATCAGCGTTTCCAGAGACACCACTTCGGGAAATATTAAATCCAGTGGCATTAGTACCACTAACATCTAGTTTTTCTGTAAAGTTAAGGTCTGCAAAGAAGTCTAATTTCATATCTAACAAACTTTGGTCAGATACGTCAAAAGTAATCGTATTACCAGTCGTAAATGTCAAAGGTGGATTTATCTTAGCAAGATAACTTAAGTTATTGGCACTCGCTGTTGTTACTGTTGATATGGAGACAGGGTTAGAGTCAAATACGTCAGATTTGTACTTACATAGTTTTATGAAGTCAGTATTTTCTCTAAGAACAAAATATGTCTCATTATTAATTAATCCGTTGATTGTATTTCCATTATCGTAGTAAACAACCTTATCACCATTCTGTAAATCATCATCATTGATGTTTATTTCAGTTAGATCAGCAGAAAAACTTGTATATGTGAATCCTACTCTTTTTGTAGTTACTTTAGCAAGAACTGGGTCATATCTAATAATTGTAGATTCAGTAGATTTGGGTAAGGCATCTATTGTAATTAAATCTCCAGTTTCTAGGCCGTGATCCGATGCAACTCCAACAGTTCCGAAAAATTTCTCAACTTTGGAATTTACTTTGTCAAATGTGGTTGCTAAAGAGTGTGCAAATCCAGAATTAGACGCAACATTGTAGAACCAAACAGCATCACCAGTTGTAGGGAATCCAAGAGTCGCTATACCAATGTAATCTTGTTCAAAGTTAATAGCATATACATCTCCATCTGGTAAAACCTCAGTTCCAACACCAGATGTTGCACCAGCAGCTACTTTTGCCCAAACAAGAGATGTTCCACCAATTCCCATGTTGTAAACAAGTTTTTGACCAGTAAAGAACTTGTGATCTTTGATATAAATTCTTTGTTGTGGTACAAATCTATTTTCTATGGTCTGTACTGTGCTTAATCCTGTAAGTGGTAGTGTATAGTGAGTTCCTGTAGAACCAACACCAACTGTTTGTTGTGGATTGAAGTAAGTTATATAATTTTCAAAAGTAAATCTCGTTACAGTAGAATTTCCAACAGGGAAAGAGAACTTATTGGGTTTCAGTATAACATTGTTAGTTCCAGCTGCATGAGTCATAGCAGCACCAACAAAGTTTTCCCTATTTACAAATAATCTAGAAAATCTTTCATCGACTCCAGTAACAATGAATTTTTCAGTTCCAATACCAATAGTGTCACTAGGAGCAAATCCTCTTACGTCAGTAACAAAAATAGATGTACTTACACCAGTAGCTGTAACATCATCTAAGTAAGTTGCCAATCCTACAGATCTACTTTCTACTGAAACTTTTCGAGTTCCATTGAACTCTGTAAACTGAGCAGTGTTTATACCGCTTATGTGTATAGTTTCACCATCAAGAATATCATGTGGTTCTGTAGTAACACCAATAATTTCTTTCTTGTTTAATCTTAGAGTAGTATTAATAAATGTCGATATTCCTATCTCTACTGTATTGACATCCTTTCCTAGTATTTCACTTACTACAATATTTGCACCACCGCCATCAGTTCCCCTATTGTCTAAGGTTAGTGTATCATCTATTTTGTAGTTATCACCTTTAGAAAATACTGTGACAGATGTGATACCAGCACTCCTAGTTTTTGTAACCTCAAACTCTTGTTTCAGAGAATCTCTAACATCATCTATGAGTTCATAATCAGAATTACCAAACGTTAGATAATATGGAGATATATTTCTAGTAAGATTTCTAGAGATAATATCAATGTCTTGATTAAAGAAAGTTACGAAGTTTTCTTCGATTGGAGTGTCTTTGAATTTGTTTCCAAGTAGATATGGGTATTTTGGTTTAGCAATACCACTAGAATCAATATCAACACTGTAGAAGTATGCGTATGTTCCATCAGGGAACTGTGGAGTAACACAATACCTACCACCGAACTCGTCTAGGTCTCCAGAGTTGTCAAAGACATAATCATTAACAAAGTATCCAAATGCAAAGCCAGGTGGTCTTAGACCAGATAATATGGCAGTATTGAGAATATACCCAGACTGCAATCTTCTGATAGCTCCACCATCAGGATTCTGATAACCATAAGGGCCATATATTGGATTACCATCATAAGCAAATCCCAATATTGGAGAGTGGAAAGCATTAGGTGTTTCTAAGTTACCAGAATCAATGTTATCTCCAAGTTGATATCTCAACTTTTGTGGAGGATACATTCCTATAGTTTGTAATTGATATTCTGGGTTTGTACTTGGTTTAGTTAATATAGAATCTTCTACGTTTATAATATTTTCATTTTTCTGAACTTGATTTATTTTCCACTCTTTTACATTACCAATAAACTTGGCGAATCTACCTCTGTTTCTTAAATCTAGAGTCGTATCACTACTTGCATATCCAACACCACCATCTAGGATCTGAACACCTGTAATTTTATTATTACCAATGATAGGTCTAATATCAGCAAAGCTTCCTGTAGGACTGTATATGATGATGTCAGAGTCTTGTCTGTATCCCTGACCTGATGCAAGAATTTGAACATCTACAATAGATCCATCAATAATAATTGGTTTTAAAAGAGCTGGGAATACAACAGTTGAAATACCAACATCGGGTCTTCTATGGAAATCCATGATATTGGTACAACCATAACCAATACCACCATCTTCTAGATAGACGTTATCAACAGATCCCAAAACTAATGGATCTATTTCTGGTTGTATAACAGTTGTGCTACCAATAGCAGATAAACTTTCAATCTTTACTACTATAGGTGGATACTTTATAGTATGTTTACCAGCGCCCAAACTGCGAATTACAGCTGTTTTATTTTTGTCATAATTTGTAAGATTTCTTTGTGTGGAAACACCAACATCACATAATCTAAATTTGTTATTGTCAATGACTCTTATAGCATACTGAGTTGTTGTAGATAATCCACTTGCAACAGTGCCGTCTGTAGAGTACTCAACAATCTCACCGTTCTTGAAACTATGGTTATATGCAAGAATGTAATCGTCAGATGTGCTAATACCTGATTGAGTATCACCATTGACTCCTCTAGATGATACAATTACTTTCCTATTTGAATATCCAGATCCAGATTCTTTTACATAAATTTTGGTTATTGTATTTTTGGCATTTACCGAAGTAAATTTGTGGAAACCAAAGCTAATATTTCCAATGTTAACTGTGTTGATTCCAGTTTTAGCATCTTCTGGAGTATTATGTAACTTGATTGTCTTTTCATTTACAGGAGCAACGTAGTAGGTAGATCCACTAACAACGTTAACGATAGGAGTGTTGCCTCTAGCATCATAAACTATGCCTTCACCTACTTCAAAGTTATGTCTCTCTTCAAATGTGACAGTTTCATCAGTGGTGTTAACAGATGATCCGTCTGCCTTAAAGTTGGCAACAATAGCACCTCTAACAAGATTAGATTCTAAAACTGCACCAGAACCATTACCCCCTTCTACAGTAATCTTTGGTTTCTCCTGATATCCAATACCAGGCGATATTAATTTTATTTCTTTGAAAGATCCAACTATATTAGCATGACCAACAGCACCAGTTCCCTGAGCATCATTAATTACGATTGGAGGCCCTGTAATTACATCATAGTCTTGGCCTGGGTTTGTTACCTTTATTTCAGTGATATTACCATGAAAGATCTGTTCATCAAAAACTGTAGGAGGGAATAGTTCAACACCATTCGCCATAAGTCCTATGGGTCTATTGCTAACATCTCTTTTATTAGGATCGTCAAATAATTCTCTTTCTTTACTGAAAGGATACTTTCTAAGTATCTTTTGATTCTTGAGTGTCTTATTTTCCCAACCAGATTTGTATATAAACTGACCGACTGTTCCTGTTCTAACACCAATATACTTTTTAGCAAATAAGTCAGCGCCACTGAATGAAAGATAAAACTCAGTTTGGTTAATTGCAGTAACAAAATAAACACCAGTATTAATTCCACTATTTGTTGTATTATCCCAGTAAATCTTATCACCAGTTACATAATTGTGTGGCAGAGGTGGTGGCGATGTTAGAGTGACGTTGGCAGAGTCAAAAGACTGAATAGTGTAAGTAAACCCACCACCGAACAGAGGTGTGCCATCAGACCCTGTGGCCTCTACTGTACTTGTTCTTACAAAGACCTTATTATCTGTGGCAAAGATAGGATAGTTAGGTAAACCAGCTGAAGTTACATAAAAGAACTTTTCGTCCTTATCAAGGTAACTGTTTTGTATACCTACTGGAAAATTAGATACTTCTGTAAAATAATTGGAATTATGAGATGCTTTAGTAACAGTTTTAGTAATTACATTCGCATTTACAGGAATACCACCAGTAGCTTGTACAACTATGGTGTTTGAGTAAATTTGTTCTACGTTTGTTGACGCATATTCTATTTGTTTTACAGTTATTGATGATTGATCACCATTAGCGTTCTTTATAATTAAAATTTCATCAATATAGAAAACACAGAAGTCTAATATGTTTATTCTGTAAGTATTGACGTTTACTTGACTAACATTTGCAATATCATGACTTGAAGGAATGTTATAAATCCAATTATTGAATTTTGGGTCGTCTCCAAAGTCTTTTCCGAAGGAAAGTAACTTAAGATTGTCGCCAATCTGCATATTTGTTGATTGACTAGAATCAACTTCGTCAATTACGTTTACAAGTCTAAATTGTAGTAATGATGTTTGTCCAAATCCAGCATAAGCGTATGCCAACTTGTTTTCAAGTATATCTGCACCAAAAACTAAAGAAGTTGAAACACCAGTAACTCCTAAAAACTGGTTTATTGTTTTATCGGTATAACGTAGGTTTATAAAGTTATCACCATCTCTAGGCTTGACTAAAAGTGTTCCACTTTGTCCAAATCCAACTGTAGAGTCAACAACTAGAGTCTCTGCGTCTTGTTCGGTAAATTCTAGTGCTTTAGTTTTACCAGGCACTTGAAAAGATCCATCAAATGATGTAGAGTCAAGTGATATCTCATAAAAATCATTTTGATTTATTGGTCTATACTCTACATTGTAGATTGAAGCACTAGCAGTTCCAATTCCAGCAATATCTTGATATAAAAAGTTACCAACTGTCTCTAATGGTTGCCCACCGAACAAGTTTTCAACAAGAACGTGTTTTGTTTTGAAATATACGTTATCTGATGGTACAATCGTGCTCTCGATTGGTTTGAGGATATCAATGTCCTCACCATATAGTAATTTAAAGAGAATCTGATATGAAGAGTCAGTTCCCTTCGACATGTAAAAGTCTTTTGCTCTTGTAAGTACGTTAGTAACAGATGTACCACTTACAAAACTTCTATTTTCAAAGCCAGGAAGGAATTCTGTTTTAAACTTAGTAAAGAAAGTCTGTAGAAACAGATTACTTAAGTTAATTACTGTTGAACCAGTTAAATGTACCTCAGCTTCAGTATCTGTAAAGTTTAGAAACTCTGCAGCATCTTCTCTTGATATCTGGTCGATACCACTGAACCCTCTAGCACACCCAAGAAACTGTGTATCAGTTTTAGAAGTATATGTGATGACTTCGTTGTCTATCTTCAACAAACCATAAGTATCAGGCCAACCAGTGGTAGATGCTACGTTTATTGTGGTGTCACCAGCGTATATGTTTAGTGTAGTAGTTGTAGATGGAATTAAACTCTCATTATTGAACGCACCAATCTGTCTATAATCAGCCAAGTTGTTGGCTAAGTCAGTCATACCAGACTGATGTTCCTGTGATTTGTAATATTGATCTAAAAACTTGACAAATAAAGGAGATTCCTGAACGAGAAATTCAGGAATCTGTGATTCTATCACATGAGAGATTTTGACTCTTTTGATATCGGTCATTTATCTTGTATAGATTGATTCGCTAGCGTAACTAGAAGTTGTGACGTATGATGTTGCAGATGTATTTTCTCCAGAAGAAACAACGTCAGGTAAAGCTTTAACTGTACTGTTTGAAACGTCTAATTGTAAATACAAATCTTTCAAAGCGATAACGTCATTAGAATCGGGTATTGCCTCAACTTCAATGACTCCACTTGCTAATGATGCTCCTGTTATATTTACCACATCTAAATTAATCTCGCCATGAACGTAATCTACAGTTCCAGCATCGTTCTTAACTATTAGAGGAAGATTATTTACAAGTTTAAAGAATACAAGTTTTCCAACAGTCGTCCCAGCAGTAGGAATGTCACCCAAATACAAAGTTCCGTCAATACCACTGACTGTAAATCCACTGGAACGTACGCCATATCCATTTGGTTGGTCATAAAAAGCATTTCCGTAGCAAAGTTCATAAGTTGCGAATGTATTGATCTCAGGAGTGATGTCTCTTCTCATTTTTACTCGTGTTATGTTAGAAGTAACACCTCTAGCAGAGTCATCTATCAATCCAACAATTTTACTATACTTAAATCTACCACCAAAAGCATTGATGTCTGATGAATTAGAGTAAGTTGTCAATGTTCTAGTTACAGAAGTGATTAATTCAGTTGCATCAGATGTTGCATTGGTATTGTAGTAAACAGAAGTATCTAATTCCACATACAAATATTTTAAGTCAATGATTTCTGGTTTGATTCCAGCAATAGAGTATTGTTTGAGTTGTCTTGAAATATCGTCCTTTGTAATTTGTGATAAGAAAGAACCATTTTTCGGTTTTATCGAAATAAACACTTTTCCATACTCAGGTGGATCTAACTCCTCTCCACCATAGGCAGTCACTGATTCAACGTTAGGATATACGAATGGAATTATACCTGTATAGTCATTGGCGGTCACTGCACGGTATTGTGAAGAGTATATACGAGGTGCAAGGTATTTGATAGAACTCACATCTTCAATATTGTCACCCATATCGGATTTTTGAGCTGTAGTCAAAACTGATATGCCTTGTGAGACTGTTGAATTGGTGTCGTCCTTTAAAATACCAACAAATGAGAAATTTCTAGCTCCATTTCCTAATTTTCCGTTAGTAACAATGTAAGTTACAGTTACAATCGCTCCAGCTGGCGGTTTTTTACCAATAATTCCATCACCAAACAAAATTTCATACTGTTCATCTTCGATTTCTTGAATTAAGAACAATTTAGAGGTAGAATCTACTTTTAAAATGTTATTATAGAGCGTATATGTCTCATCTGTAGTCGAAGACATGTTAACACGAATGGAAGTTGTGTCAATATTCGCATTTGGCAGAATAAATCTTTGATTTGGTTGAGAATAATCAATTTGAAATTGCTTTTGAAGGTAAATTCCTTCATAAAGTTTTAAATTATCGAAAAAAGCAATGTTATCGTCTCCAGTTGTAGCAACAAAGTCGTCTGGAATCGAAAATATGTAATTACTTCCCGATTGATTACCAACTGCAACCTGTCCAGCCTTCAAAGTTACGATTTTTGTGTCATTTGTACCCAAGTCTACACTAAAATTCACCACAGCTTGTGCAGATCGGGATGATCTTGGTACATAACCAATATTTCTTGCTAGTGATACCACGTTTTCACGCAAAGTTGCACTGTCAAGGAAACATTCATTGACTGCCATGTTCGTATTGTAAGCAGTAATGTATGAGTTATACGCTAAAAGGTCAATTAGAGTCGAAAAGTTCGATCCCTCAAAGTCAAAATCAGCGAAATCACTGTTTACACGAAGGTAATCTTTAATTTGTTGCCTAAGATCCGCAAAGTCTAGGTTGGTAAACTGGTTGAAAGACATTATATCCTAGTTGATTGGAGAATAAATTCTATATTTTGTTGTGGAAACTGCATCCCAACGATATCGTATGCAATTCTTACGTTCATTTCAGTTGAATTTACGTCATATGAACAAGTAACTGTAATATTGGCGATTCTAGGTTCATAGTTCTCAAGTAAAAGTAGTATATCATCCTCTAAAATGAGTGCAGTATCACCATCTTGCTGCTCAAATAAGGAATCTTCAAGAGGACTACCTAATAATTTTTGATAAAATCGCTCTCCTACTCTTGTTCTCACTAAATTTGTGACAGATCTCTTGATTGCATCTTCATTTACAAAGACTCCGATGTCATCTGTCACTGGGTGGCGACTAAATGACAAGCTTATATCTTTAAATGGAGTTGATCTAACAAGTTTTCTATCGACTTTTGCCATTATTCATTCAAATTTTGTTTTCTTTTTTCATCATTGGCGTCATCACCAACAACTTCACGCAAAAGATCGTCTGCCAGTTCCTCTTCTGGTCGAGGATTAATGAATTTTTTATCGTCTGCCATAACAAATACAGTAATTCAAATCTATTTAGACACAAAAAAAGACCCTTTTAGGGGTCTTTGAAGTTTTTTTGATTGATTTTAACCAGCAGCGAGTGGAGATTGAGATGAATTACTGTTTGCAGCAGCCTTTTTTCTTGCTTGAGCACTCACATCGTACTGTCCTTTAACACTTCCACCAGCAAAACCAGCACTTTCTACGTTATGGGGAGCTAATTTTGGATCTGAATCTGCCATCTTTTAACCGTTTTCTTTTTATTTATCTATTTGAGCTCTTAATCTGTCTGGAGAAATGCCTTCTGACATGTAAAAGTTCAATCTTGCCCTTGCAGCTTCCTTATCAAGACCTACATCTTGCTTAGGATCGTTGACACA